TAACCTACCATGTGAGCCGTCATACCTGTGCCACCCTGCTGGTTCATCAGGGAGTTGCGATTACAACAGTCCAGAAGTTGCTCGGACATACTTCCGTAAAGACCACACAGATTTATTCAGAGGTACTTTCCAGCACCATTGTGCGTGACTTGAAAAATGTTCAAAGGAAAAAAGTAAAGATGTTTCCTGATAAAGGCTTGAGGACATCTGATTTTATAGACAATCGGTAGATTTCATGAATCCTATTTGTTTTCTATTAATATTGTGACTCTTTAAATTCTTCGGATAATCGGAATATTGCTCCTGATTATTTTTTCAATATGGATTGAATATGAATAGTTTTCACTATCTTTGCAGTTGTAACTAGGAGCTTGATGGCAATAAATATTGTCATCGGGCTCTTTTTTTATTGTCTATCTGTTAAAGTAATGAAATCCCCCGTCTGGCTTCACAGTCTGACGGGGGGAAGTTAAGTCCAATACTAGTTTTGAAAGAATCAGGTTAACAAAGTCTTGACAAAGATAGTGAAATATGAATAGTAAGCAATATGGATATGGATTTATTTTGCATATATATAAAAATCCCGGCAATCTTCTCAGACAACCGGGATAATCAAATCATACTGACTAATGATAACAGGACAGTAAGATTAAACAATTTGGTAAATATAGATCCACATTTTCTTTATAGGACTTTCAATATGGCGGAAGGATCATGGATGAACCGTCACAGTCCTAAAAGACAATTGACAAAAATAGTAAAACAAACCATATTGACAATACATTTTTTGGAAAAACTGCCAGCTTTCTCAAAAAACATAGTAGCTAAAGAATAAAGAAACAGGATGAATAATTTATCATATAACAATTAAACGGTGAATGTGATGGAAATAGATATTGCAAACATTATTAGTGCTGCCGGAACATTGCTGGCAGCTTATTTCGCCTATAATCAGTATACTAAAAACAAACTGACTGATTTAAAAGTGGAATATTTTAAAAAAGAGGAGGAAAAAAGAAGTTACCACCGCAGTGAGAACTCCGCCAAGGTGTTCGGTGAGCTGTGGCGTGTACTTTATGAAACGAAAGCAGACAGGGTATATATCGTACAACCCCATCCTTTGGGGCATATAGCTTTTCTTTCGGTGCAGTTCGAGGTAAAACGAAAAGGTATAGCCGGAATGCGTGAAAACATCCAATCACTTCCCATGAGTGAAGTGGCCGTTTTTGCAGAAACTCTCGCAAAGAATCTTTTCATGTTCTACTCAGATATTGATAACCAGGTTAAGGATAAGGTTGCCAAATCTCTATTATCAACAAATGGATGCAACAGCGTGGCTATTAAACGGCTTAATTCATCTCAAGATTGGGTTGGAAATATCTTTTGTGAGTTTACAGATGAAACGGATTTGAATGAAGATGAACTTCATAAGGTCTTGCATGAAGCAGCGGTTAACATACAATATATCCTGCCGGAATTCAAAGAAAATAAAATCGAATAATTATAATTAATGAGTAGTATGGCTGACGTAAGAAAACTTGCACCGTTTATCCTAAAGTGGGAAGGCGGTTTTGTAAATGACCCTGACGATTTGGGAGGAGCTACCAATATGGGCGTGACTATCGGCACATGGAAATCGTGCGGCTATGACAAGGATGGTGACGGTGATATAGATGTGGATGATTTACACCTACTTACCCGTGAAGATGTTGTTAATCGTGTACTCAAGCCGCATTATTGGGACAGATGGAAAGCTGACGAGATTAAATCGCAATCAGTTGCTAATATATTGGTTGATTGGGTGTGGGCATCCGGTGCGCACGGAATTAAGATTCCTCAACGCTTGCTTGGTGTTACGGTGGATGGCATTGTAGGTCCCAAGACCATTGCCGCTGTAAATGCCAAGAACCCGCGTGAGTTGTTCGACATGATTAAGATTGCCCGGTTCGACTTTATTGAGGATATATGCCGCAAGCGTCCGACCAATAATAAATTTAAGAGAGGGTGGATGAACCGCATAAATGATATCTCTTATGTTGGTTAGAGTTATGAACTGGGTAAGCCGGCATATATTACTGGCTCCCTTCATGTGTCTGTTCCTGCTGTTCGGATCATGTGGCAGCTCGCATAAGGCTGTCAAGTCCGATGTAGAAGTAATCAGCAAAGATAGCGCCAGTGAATCTGTCAACATCGTACACGGATCAAGTACCTCTTTGAGCGAACTTATTACCACTAATAGTAACTATGTGATTGATTTTCGTATCTATGATACCCGAAAGCCGCCCGACAGTCTGACCGATAAACCTCCGTTACTGGCAGATGGGCATATAGAAGGTGATTTCAGCAAAAATAGAAAGAAGGAAACTGCAACCAAAGACAGTACGGAGGTGAAAGCCGATAAGGATATTACTTCTGATATTTATGAAAAAAAGCGATCAGAAACCATAAAAGAGAAAAAAGAATCCACGCTGCTTAAACAAATTGGTTTTGCCTGTGTTTATGTAACAGTTTTGATTGTCGTTATGCTGATAGTAAAGCATTGGTGCAACAGACAATCTTCATCATAAGACTTTAAATTTATAAATTGGACTGCCCCGGCTCGTGATGAGTCGGGGTATTTGTTTAAATACAATTTCCCAATTGGATTACACAATCAACTGAAAAGAATAGAATTTTGCGTATCTTTGCCCTGTGATTTTGGAGTAGAAGCCAATCTCATAATAAAAGTTTGAGAGGGGGCTCGTAATACACGATGCCCTCCTTTTTTGTAATACGTAATAATGTGACAACAAATATTTTTAGAAATAGGCAAATCCTTTTGAACAAATCCATTGGTATCTTGTTCAATAAAATGTGAAGTAGATTGTCAAAACGTAACTAATCTGAACCGTTCCGGCTTGTGATAAGTAGGGACGGTTTTTATTTTGATAATATTTCTGTTAAAAGATAACCCATGAATTATATGTTCCTTTATCTTTGCACACTATTAACATCAACTTATGTATCATGGCTGAAAAAAAATCTTATTCCGAAGAGGAATTGAATGAAATGATCGCATGGTTCAATAACCATGCCAATAAACTTCCAAAAGAAATGCAGATTAACAAAGCAGCTTTCACTCCGAATTTGAAACTTACTATTGAAAGCTGTATCATGCAAGCTAAACAAAACTTAGGGAACTATAAGATGGGAGGACCGTTTCTGATTTTGAAACAAATCAGAGCAAATATTGAAAACAATAAATGATATTCTTTTATTATTTAACAAGAAAATCAAGATATTCTTATCCATTTGCACCATCGCTGCCAAAACACCAAAATCCATTGTCATATCGTGACAATGGAAGAAGCTTGATGGTAATAAATATTGTTATCAAGCTTCTAGTTACCCAACAAAGAGTAATGAAAACTATTCCATATTCAATCCATATTGAAAAAAATAATCAGGAGCAATATTTCGATTATCCGAAGAATTTAAAAAGTCACAATATTAATAGAAAACAAATAGGGTTCATGAAATCTACCGATTGTCTATAAAATCAGATGTTCTCAAGCCTTTATCGGGAAACATCTTTACTTTTTTCCTTTTCCTTTGAACATTTTTCAAGTCACGCACAATGGTGCTGGAAAGTACCTCCGAATAAATCTGTGTGGTCTTTACGGAAGTATGTCCGAGCAGCTTCTGGACTGTTGTAATCGCAACTCCCTGATGAACCAGCAGGGTGGCACAGGTATGACGGCTCACATGGTAGGTTATCCGTTTTTTGATACCACACAATCCGGCCAGCTTTCGAAGCTGCTTATTCACTTCCGAGTTACAGGGTAGGGATGCAAGACTACCTATATCCGGATAACGGTCAAGAATGCCCAATGCCCTGCTTTCAAACAGCAGATGTAACGGCAGACGGATTTCCACTCCTGTCTTGACGGATTTGAAGTACAGCCACCGTTTGCCGTTTACTCTAATGAAATTCTCAGGTGTGAGCTGGCAGAAGTCAGAATAGCGCAATCCGGTATAACAGCAAAACAGGAAGGCATCGAGCACATGGCGCATGGACTCCTCTTCCACCTCGACCGTTTCCAGCTTCTTCAGCTCGTCCGGGGTAAGAAACTCATGTCTGCCCTTCTCCTGTTTGATTTTGTACTTTCTGAACGGATAAGCATCTGCGTGCATATATCCCTGGTTGATTGCCTCATTGACCAAGGTACGGAGCTGTCTCATGTGCTTGGCTATCGTATTGACCGCATTGCCCTTTTCTCTCAAGTATTGCTCAAAATCACGAAGGAATGTATAGGTAAGATCCTTGAAGTCCAATCCGGAACGGAAATCATGCAGGACCGCCAGTGTAGAGTGCAGGTTGTCCTTGGTGGATTGTTTCTTGTCCGAATTGTCAATGGCTGATTTGGCGAAAGTGGAGAAGCTGACATTCACGGCACTTTTCTTCTTGACAGCATCCTTCAGTAGTGAGAGTGTGGCAGGTATTCCGCGCTTCCAATACCCCAACTCTATGCCTTGCAGATACAGGATGTATTCATAGAGCATTGTGTTGAGTTCGTTAGACTGGGGGTGGTTAATGACTTGTGCCCCCTCACGACTCCAGCACTCAGGCTTGAGGTAAACATTGGTCTTCAGGTAGATTTTCCTTTGATTTAAATAAGCTTCAACCTGTACAAGGGCCGTGCCTTGCTTATTCAGTTTCTTTTGGCGGTTAAAGACCAACCTGTATCGTATCTTCTCTAGCATATTTTTATTTTAAATTTAGCTATTTCCTCCAAAATAATCAAATTCGACAATATTAATCTTATAATCTCGACCTGGGAGAACTGATTGGAATAAATGAAACTTGGTTCAGGAATCGAGGTTACATTAGAGGTGAAATTAATTTGGATGATTTTAAAAATGCAGGTGCCTATTCATTGTTCAATGTTGAAGGGAACAATGTTCCTACATCTTGGGCACAACTGCTTATATTTTCATCTGGGTATTATATTATTCAAATTATCGTTGATATAAGTAGTCGTAAATTATTTATCAGACGATATGATACAGAAAATGATCGCTGGCAAGAATGGGGTAATATAATTATAACATAATTTTTATCACAATTCCGACCTGGGAGAACTGATTGGGAATGCAACATCAAATAAAAGCGGGTTGATGAGTTCCGGTATGGTACCTTTAGAATTATCTAAAGATAATAATCAATATTGTAAGATTAGTGTATTTATGCCAAATGCCGGATCAATAAATGAGTCTGTAATTAGTGTTACAAATGTTGGTGGAGACTCGTTCTCAGTCGCAGTGTCTATGATTAGATGGAATGCAAATAAAGTCTTTTGTAAATTGATAAACGGAACCAAAATTAGTAACATTAATATGTATTATACAGTTGATACAGAAAGATTTTGCTTTTACATAAAAGCTAATTGGTATGCGAAAATAATAGTGTCACGATTAGGTCTTGTGAACACGAGCAAAATAGAATCAATCAATGCTATTCCTAGTGGGGCGATTGAAGTACCAATATCTTGACGTGACAAAAGATATAGCACTGAGCTGGGAGAACTTCTGCAAAATGAAAACTATATAAGGATGGCAGAAGGTAGAGGATCTGCAACCTTATATAGGATTGATTTTATGAGGAATTTAAATTTGGTTGTTAAGATTGTTGGTGAAGGTAATTCGGAAGTAGTTGATGACTACTCTATTATCTGTATGCATGGCGGTGGTAATGGGTTATGTATTACGCATAATTCTGGACCGTCATCAATAAGAATGTATAGAGATAATGATTACAATTATTATGTTTACGTGAGTGGATGGGGATACGCTATAGCATATTTTGCCAACCGCATACCGATTTATAATGCCATTTCAGCAACTAAAGTAGATATAGATATTAGGACGCTCGAACAGGTAGGAATTTAAACAAGAATTTCTGCCTGTTGGCGATTAATTGGGATTATTGGCGAACCGTATCTTTGGTATAAAAAACGGGTGGTCCGGTACAAACCGGTGCCACCCGATCCTCCCGATCATTGTAATACTATTAAAGAATCAACATCTTTATCTGATTCCTCAAATTTGAAAACATGATTAGATCCTACAGACGTAACAGTCAATGGTTCTGACTGTGTAGTCGTCTTTACATAAATATTACCATTTCTTTCTCTATATGCATTAAAGTGATCCTTTCCTAAAGGACCAGACAATCTTGTGAATTTCGCACTGTCCGCCCAGTTACCATCAATGGAATATAATCCGGTTGCTCCACTTGTTCTAATAAATACAAGTGTAGAATATCCATCCCAAGATTCTATTTTTATTAATTTGGTAGACATGATGGATTGAGCAATTTTAATATAATTATTTTTACTCATCAATCCGTTTGCTTCATTCGTTGCAAGCGGTATCAGTTCTCCCAGGTCGGTTACGAAGTAAATTTTATGTCAATTATTACTGTGAATTATTATCTTAGGATCTTCCCAAGTTGAAACGTCTGGATAATTCCTTTTTCTAAATATTAATGTTCCGTCTATTGCTATTCCGAAGATGAAAACAGCATCTTCTAATTGTTTTATAACCAATCCTTGAACGACATTACCGTAGAATCCTTCTCCAGCAAAAGCATTGAAATTGGAAACGAAAGGTTGAATTGTTTTTATAGGCATTTCATTTACAAAATCCGTAAATTCACTCCATGAAGAAAACGATTTTGTTCCCTTCGGATTTCCCAACAGTTCTCCCAGCTCTGAAAAATCGTTATTTTTTTGTCAAGATATAGAGATTACTTTCAAATAAGACGGAAGTGTTTCAACTGTTTTACTATCTAGATCTATCGATTCTCTTGATTGAATAATAAATTCTGATCCATCTCCGTCTAGACCTATCAAGCCTAACCATAACTCATACATATTTGTTTCTGGATTACTGCCAAGATACAATTTAACATTGTCGTTGTTGCCAAAAAATCTAGTAACAGATATTAGTTCATTTCCTTTCCAGTCTATAGCTATTAATGATCCAAGATTGGATGCAGGAGAAGCGCCAAATATCAATGCGACATAATGATTGTACCAATATTTACTTTCAACTAATTTTGTGTATCCTTTAAAAAAACGTCTTCCCAGTCTTTTTTTATCTTCGACCGACATTAATCCGCTTTTATTGCCCGTAGCTGTACCAATCAGTTCTCCCAGAAGGATTAAAAACTTAGATTTTGATAAGAAATTTCAATATTAGCATTATTACTACTAACATTGATTATACTCATTCTTGCTTTGTAATCAGTTGTATCAAATCTAAATTCAAGGCCGAGCTCTTTTATACTGTTACCAACTATAGTTGTAACAGCATTGTGGAATTCATCGATTAGCAACAATGAAAATGCAGCAGATATATAAATATTTCTAATTACTACAAGTCCTGCACATATTCCTAATTCGTAAGATTCATTACTTTCTAATATTATATTTTTATAATCAAAGGCTTTTTTCAAGTAATTAACCCCTATCAGTTCTCCCAGAAGCATTTTTTGTGGTTTATTTTGTAAATACAGAAGATTTTTTTAACTTTAAAACAAAAAGTTGAGTATGTTAGAGAAGATCAGATACCGTTTGGTTTATAACCGACAAAACAGACTAAATCGACAGGGAACCGCATTAGTACAGATTGAAGCCTATCTTAACCAGCGGAAATCATATTTTAAAACAAACATCTATCTCAAGCCGGAGTGTTGGAGCAAGGATGGTGCCCAAGTTATCAACCATCCGCAGTCAAATGAACTTAACGCAATGCTATACGAAAAAATACTGGAGTTGCAGGCTATAGAACTTAGCTATTGGAAAAGAGGGCTTGAATCAAACCTTTCCACGTTAAAGGAGGCTGTAAAAAAGGGAATTAAACCAGTTGTGTCGTTTTTAAAGTTTGCGATACAAACGATAGAGAATTCAGATAGGAAACCGGGAACCAAGGATAACATGCTGGGCACGGTAGCCACTTTGAAGGAATTCCGGAACGTGATAGAGTTTACTGATATAAATTATACGTTTTTGAAAGAGTTTGACGCATTTTTGCGAAACAAGAATCTGAAAGTAAACACAGTCGGAAAACACATGAGAATACTGCGTACCTTGGTCAACGAAGCAATAAACGAAGGTTATATATTACAGGAGGCATACCCTTTCCGTAAGTTCAAGATCAAGAAAGAGAAGAAGGAACATAACTTCTTGATGCCCGCAGACTTGGAGAAGCTGGAGAATCTTGAACTGCCGGACAGGAAGAACAACAGCCGGCACATACTGGACGCATTTCTCTTCTGCTGCTATTGCGGATTGAGATTCTCTGATTTCAAGCAATTGACTTATAAAAATCTCGTAACAGTTGATGGAAAGGAATGGCTAGTTATGAATAGCATCAAAACAGGCGTAAAACTCAATATTCCGCTATATCTGCTGTTTAACGGGAAGGCTCTGGGTATAATGCGGAAATACGACAGCATCGAACAACTGGCTGCATTAGGTTGCAATTCGGACACTAATCGGACATTGCAGAAATTGGGAAGGATGGCGCATATCAGCAAGAAATTTACCTACCATACAAGTCGTCATACTTGTGCTACTCTGTTGGTACATCAAGGCGTTCCGATAACCACCGTCCAAAAACTCTTGGGGCATACATCGGTCAAGACAACAGAGATATATTCCGAGGTGTTTGATGAAACGATCATCAAGGATCTGACAAGGGCTAACCAGAAGTATTCTAAACGTAGAAATGTAAAACAAAATCAAATAAAATCTCAAAAATCCCCGGAAAAATACATCAGGCAGTAGAAATCTATAAAAGCTATCTGTTTTATACTTGTTTTTCCGATCCCATTCCATAAAATTCGTTTCCTGTCAATAAAAATACAAACTCGCCAGTCTTGCCGTTCTATTAATTCTCTTCATTCATCTTGCAAGTAAAAAATATTGCATTAATGGCAATTTTTTAAGAAGATTGGTTTTTGTTTCAAAATTGGCTCCTTATAACTAATTAATATAATTTTCTTTTTGTATGTCGTTTTAGAATTGATATCTTTGCTATTATCTTCAAAGTCTGAGCAAACGATATATAGGATATTGGACAGCAATGATGTGCCAAGACGTCCCAAGGTTAGAGGTGTAAGAAAAATATTTGTCACGATAGAGGAGGATGTAGCTGCTATCTTAGATAAGGAGCAATCGGTATCATTATATGTCAATGAGGCTATAAGATTCTATCACAGTAACCGGCATTAATTGCCGGTTATTTTTTTATTAAAACTATATTTAAAATCACGTTTTGAATCGTGTTGTTTAGATAAATTAAAGTCATATCATTTCGCAATACCCTAAAAATACCCATGAGAAAAAAAATCTTAAAAATATACCAATACTTTTTGTATAACACCCGATGTTTTTTTATTAAAGCTTTGATATATCTTAAAAATATACCAATTATATATTATATTTTTTCGACACATAATAAGCCAAGGAGGCGACAGAATAAATTGCAGCGCAATCATCTGAACCATTATAATCCAATATCCCATCCATAAACTCATTGTATTGCGGGATCTCATCATAGTCTGCACGAAACATCACATTATTTTTGATAAAATCCAGAAAAGCAGATACCCTAGCATCTGTTCCCATATTTTTATGCATAATTCTGACATCATATCTATCCCTTAAGCCCCGTGCTATGGGGAAATAATTTTTCTCACTTTCAAACAACACTTCCACAGGAGATATGCCCTCTAAAAATGACAGGAGAACAGTCTCATCAAATGATCCTGTATATGTCACATTATCTATATATATTCCCTCATTTACATAGCACGAAACGATAATGAACTTTCCGGCATATTCGGGAAGAACATATACAAGTCTTGTCCCCTGAATATTTTTAGACATATCAAAATATCTCATATCTTTATTTTCCTGTTTAATTTTACTTCGTTTCCTTTTCAAAGAGAAACGAGTATATTCATCCTTGAATACCCATACAGTAATATATCGCAGACAATCCACCAAGTGACCGTATCTCTCATAAGACTGTCCTGTAATCTTATCCTTTACTCTTTTTTTCAGCACCCCTCCATTAACGTCCTTCTTGGCATTGTTATAATCGACTATCGAGTTTTTACATCCATCATCTACCGAAAATGACATACCCGAGCCTCCATCGAGCATGTAGTTTACAAATTCACCTGACATCGGTACGGACGGGTTAGAAGCCGGTATCCTCTCCTCAACATGGTAATCGCTTTCCAGCCCTTCCACGAACTTATCAAGAAACGATCTCTTCTCTTCGTCTATAGTGTTCCCGTTTTTTGTCGAAGCATCTCCGTACAGATACAGCATATCATTATACCTTATTGATTTCAGGTAATCTACCGCCATTTTTGAAGCCTGTGTTACCGTGTTGAACGGATCACTGGCGCATATCTCGTTAAACTGCCTTATACTACTTCCATCCACCTGGAAAAATGATATTGAAATATAAGGGAGCACATTGTTATCAATTGATATATGAACCGGCATCCCTTTAATGTAGTGTGTCGTTTTTATGTGTTTGTTTGAATCAAATGCATACAGGAACTCTCCTCCTGTCTTAATGCTTCCCCATTCTCCCAATGCGTATACCCTGTAGTAATTATAATCATGATCCTTGTACCATTGGTAATTAGATATCGTCTGTCTGTCATAGTATCCATACTTCCCGTCCGGAGAACCTACTACCCAGAAGTTGTTCTTATACGAAGAATGCAGCTCTACCGTATCCGATGGATATCTTTCCATTTTTCCCGTACGCTCATTAGCTATCATTCTAGATTTATTATATCTCTTTCCTAATATCCGGCTATAATCCTTAGGTAATAAACTCCTTTTTATCGGATATCTTACTTTCCCGTACAAATCATTCGGATGCTCATCCCACTCGTATGTATCAAGGATCTTGGTTTTTATCCACGAGTCCTCTGATACTGGATTAAAGTTGCATATAATCTGTAGGCCCTCCTTTCCTCGTAGGCGGAAACGTATTTGTGTGAAATCCTCATATTCAAACTCAGTGGCCTCTTCCATCACTATCCAGCGATATCCTGTGATAGACTTTATCTTCTCGGGATCGTCCAATCCTGTAAAATCGATTTTGCAACCATTTATACAGGTTATATTATTTTCCTTTGGAGCGAAAAACTGACTCAATTGAAGAGCTTTCATTTGGGTCTTAAACTCTTCATATACCGTATTCTTAAGACTGGCTCCAACTTTTCTCACAACGAGAGCCGAACCCTCTCCGGAGAATACAGACAACAACACGGATTGTGTCGTAGATACAGATTTCCCTGATGAGGAACCACCTCTGTTTATAATATACCGGATATCCTTGTCATGCATCGCCTCACGGATATGCCAAAACAGGGGATTAAACAATTTATACGAGAACACCATCTCTATCATTGCTCGTCCCCAATTATCATGCGCACATTGGTACTGACATCACTTTTTACTGGAGCATCCCATCCAAGCATCTTGCTTATCTGTGTAATGGCGGCTATTTTGCTATATAGTCGTATCTCTACTCCATATTGAGTATTCTTAATCGATTGGATGCAACATCGGACTGGTTTTGGTATATCATCAAGAGAACGGACAATAAACGTATCTTTACCTTTTAATTGAAGATCTATAGGGTCTACATTTACCACATTTGTAAGGAAGCGCAATGCATCTTCCTTCTTCATATCAGACTTTTTTAAGATATCAGCCTGCAATTCATTTACACGGGATGCGACAGATGGATTTCTCAGTAATTCAAATGCACGCTTACTAACGACCCCATCCTTCCATCCAATACTATTAGGGTAAGCTTTCCGATATGCATCTGTAGCATTACCCGTTTCCATATAATAATGGCAGAAATTTTCTCTATTTGCTACGAGTTTTTTTCCCATAAAAGTCTTTTCGTCCGAAGAACGTACCGTGCCCCTTTACACGGAAACATTATAATTCAAAGTTACAAAAAATCTGAATAAAAACAAAACTTGCCATTTAATTCATTTTCTTAAAAGTTCTTTATCATGTAAACCATGCTCACAAGCTGTCTTATAAGCTATATTCCGTAGTTCGTTCAAATTAATATTTTCCATAATCATATAAGTTTTAATGCTTCCTGTAAACCTGCTTCAAGTGCGTCTTCGTAGACATCCCATTTACCACCATCATTAGGTCCTTCATAAACAGAACTGGTTATATGAGTTCCATTGTCAGCTTTAGATATTTCGTATCCATAACCACAAGCACAGTTATATACACATATATGAATGTTTTTGGTTTCACGAAGCCACTTTTGGGCAACGGATTGAGTAGGGCAAGAATAAAATAATTTAGGTAAATCCTTACTAGTTCTAAATATGGTTTCCATCATTATACCCTTATGATTAATAATATCTT